AGTTCGATTCTGACATCCCGCTCCAAGTTTGGGTGAAAGTAATTATGTGCGAAGCCGAAAGGTCAGATACCGTATTTACAAAGTAGTCCAATTCATTATTGTTGAGAATGTGAGAGAAAGAAAAGGAATCCTAACTGTTAAGGAGAAACACTATCCTAGCAATATCGCATCCACTATCCGGAGATTTTCTACCATCCCAAAAGTAGAATGAAAGCGTGAGGTCTAGGAGATGGGTTTTTAAAGCCATCTTAAACACACAACAGTATTCTCAACAATGATTATGCGGGATTAGTTTAATGGTAAAACTACAGATTTCCAATCTGTTGTTATCAGTTCGATTCTGATATCCCGCTCCAAAAAAGTTGGAAGTGTCGGAGCCTCCGAAAATTTTTTTCGTGGTTTCAAAGTTTTAAAAAGTGATTTTACTTTTAATGATAAATATTTTAGCGGAGTAGTTCAGGAGTAGAACGCTGGACTCATAATCCAGAGGTCGTTGGTGCGATTCCATCCTCCGCAACCAACCATATATAATATATGACTAGAAAAAATACTTTAGAAAAAGCCTATGGTAATTTACCAAAAGAATTGCCTGATCCATTTATTTGGACAGACGATTGGATGCCTAGGAGTTTTCGATATCTTTGGATAAAGTATGTTGTGAGAAAACTTTTTAGATGAGGAGATATTATGACACAGCCAAAAACCAAAGGTGGAGTCCCACCAATTGAGATTCACACTATTCCAAAACCAAAAACTCCATCAGCACCAAAACCAAAACAAACATTTGTTCCTAAAATGACTGTCATGCGAAAGGCTGGCCGTGGTCGATAAAGAATTGGAAGAATATCGTAAACAAGCTCTTGATTTGTGGTTCAGTAACGGTGGTTCTTGTACTGGCCAAAATCCTACTGAAGAGCAGGACGATAAAAACTTAGATGATGAATTTAAGAGAATCGAAAGAGAAAAAGAATTAAAAGAAGTAGAACAGGCCAGAAACCTTACACGCTGGCCTTAGTTTTTTCTATATCTTTATAAGTATGTCTACGACAAGTTTTTAAATAGGGTTTTTTGCCAACAGGTTGAAATGTTTTTTGTTGGCGAAACCGACCACATCCTTCCACAGAACAAAGTGGAGGTAATTCAGTTAGTTTCGCCTGAACTGCCATTACTTACCTGCTAATGGATTATCCAAAGCTTTTTGAATCTTAGTATCAATCTCTTTACGCAACTGACGAACATCTTGGTCAGTTTCACGTTGAGATTGTTTCTGACTTCTCTCAACTTGTTCTACCACAGCTTCTAATCTACGAATATCATTTTTGATATCATTCTTAATATCACGGGTGTAATCATTAGTCTTGGTAGATGTTTCTTCAACCATGGATAAACGTTTATCAAACTCAGATAAATCCGGTGCAACATATTTTTCAATCTTGGCTTTCATATCTTGATAACCTTTGTATGTTTCAAAGGCACCATATAATCCGCCAAGTGTTGAAGATATGATACCAAATGCAATCATCAGTTTAGCTGGAGTAAAACTATAACCAGCAATAGTGATTACAGCATCTTTACTAGTAAACTTTTCTAGTTTTTCTATCTCTTTATTTAAATCCTTATTTTCTTCTGCCATTTTAATTTCCTCTGTTATATTGTGAATTGACCATATCATTATGTACGGCATCTGTGGCACCAAATAATCCACGAGAAGCTGAACGGTTGTCTATTGTTTTTTGATTACCATATATTGAATATGGTTTATAAAATGCTACATCTCTCAAAGCAACGTTGTAAGCATCAAATCCCGGAACAAAACCCATAGCACCTATAATTACATTTTGAACTTGTTTTTGTTGTTCCATATTACTAGCATTTTCACCATCTTTCATAGCATTATTTGCAACAACAGCTGCTTGTTCTTTTGTTGGTTTTTGTGTAGACATGGATGTTCTAGTTTGTTGTGGTGCTGGTGCGGCTGGCGCTGGTGCAGTACTTGTTACAGCCGCAGTTGTTGCTGTTGGTGATGTTGGAGAATTACTTGTCGTTGCAGTTGATGTTGCAGCTGCAGGCGAACTTGCTGGTGAAGCAGTTGTTGTATTATTATTTGTAATTACATTATTTACCACAGGATCAGAAACAGTTGCAACTTGAGTTGGACTAGTTAATGTTCCTGATGTACTTACCGACACCGTTGTTTCTGGTGCAGAAGTTGATAATGTAGTAGTAACAGCAGTAGTGGTTGTGGTTGGTGCTACCGCAGTTGATGTGGTTGTAGTTGGTGTTGTAGTTGTAGAACTTGTTGTGGTAGATGTTGTTGTAGTAGTGGTTGTGGTTGGTGTCACATAACCTGGACAAGTTGGTGCTGATTGTGGATTTGCTTGACAGGCTTGTGCAAACAAATAATTTCTATAAGCAGTTTCATAACCTGGACAAGCACTACTGTACAATGTATTAAGTGAACATTGCTGACTTAAATACGCTGCAGCATAACCAGGACAATCAGTTGCATATAAAGAATTAATACTACATTGTAAATCATGATATGCTTGTGGGTAACCTGGACAAGCAGAATTATATAATGGATTAATTGTACATTGTTGATTAAAATATGCTACTTGATAACCTGGACAAGTTGGGTCATATAAAGCAGAAATAGTACATTGTTGGCTTAGATAAGCAGCTGCATAACCTGGACAAGTTGAACTACTTAATGGATCAGCAGTGCACGGATCAACACCACCCATAGGTGCAGAAGTTCCATATGATACTGGATTTGTTGAAGGTATGTTCATACCTTGGCCATAACGATATTGAAACCATTGACCTTTTGATAAGTCACCCGTAAAACCTGATGTAACATAGTGATTGGTGATATAAGCATTACCATATCTAACATTGAAAGCACCAGTTGAATTGATATCTACTTCAAAACTGTTACTGTTGTTTGTGCCATATTCTTTGGTACCATACCAACCATATATCATCGAATCAGTAGTTCTTTTATACCATGTAGCTTGTCCTGTTGTGTCAATTAAGTCTGTCCACATTGGTGCAATCATATAATTGTATCGTGTATCGGTTAATCTAGATAAATCTAAACCACTACAACAACCGGCACCAGGAAGATTACCGTTAACAAAACTTACGATACCATTAGAATACATCCACGAATTTGTAAAATTTTGTCCCCAATATGGAAATGTGAATCCTAACGGAACATTTTGACCACTATCATCACCCAAATATAAATTGGTAGCACCAGGAGTGTTTGCAATATTTTGGAGTGGAAGCGCAGCAGAACCGGTAGCAACATTAACTACTGTTCCGCCACCGTTAGGAATTACAACACCAACAATTCCACCTGTACCATTATTTACTGGTGTGTAAGTAAATTGATTTGTTGCTGTGCCAAAATTAACTTGAGCGTGACTTTTAACTGAACATAAACCTAAAAGTCCAGCAACTAGAATAGCTGCCGCAAAGAGTTTCATTAGTCTTTACTCTTAACCTTTTGTGGTTTACGGTCAGGATCAGATTCCCAAATTGCACGAGCATCTGCACCAATTTTACCATCTACTGGACATGGAGTTCCAGCATTCATCATGGCAGTAAATACTCGTTCATCTTGGCAAAGAGTTGATACTGCAGCCACTTTCATACCCATATCATATAGGCGTGAAGCAAGTTTTAGTCGCTCACAATTTTTATCTGTGGTGGTTGCACCAAAAGATAAACCTAAAATTTGAGTTTGAACAGCACCAGAAGCACCAACTGTGCAAAGGTCATTATTAATGGAAGTAATAGATGGTGCAATAGCCGTTGGTGGTGGTGAAATCACTTTTGTGGTACTATTGCTATTCGAGTTACTATTACTATTCGAATTATTGGTACTTGTGGATGTACTGGTGCTTGTGCTAGTATCAGTATTTACGTTATAATTACGATTTGTACTTTCGCTTGTAGATTGTGTTACGATTGGATCAGCCAATACGGATACGGAAAATAAAGTAGCCGTAATTAGACCAGCTAATTTTTTATTCATGTTTTTTTTGGATAAAGGTTGACCTTTACCATCCTCTGTTAGTTTTTATTGTATGGGATAATAAAGAATACCAAATGTCAGGTTGACACGGTGAAGGGAATATTGTATACTTACTTTAATTCAAATCAACTACATAAGTATTTATACTATTGATGTAGATCAAACCACTCTGGAGAAGAAAATAATGAATATTTTGGGAATTAAATTGGTTACCGGTGAAGATGTGATTGCCGAGTTAGAATCAAAAGATGAGTTGGAGATGGTACTTTTAAATCCTGTTGGTGTTGCTGTAATTCGTGGTAAAGATGGCCAGCCCAACGTTGGATTCGCACCATTCCCTATTCATGCCGAACAAAAAACTGATGCAAGGGTTGTAATTAGTAAAAGAAATGTAGTATACTCTTATACGCCAGCAGAAGATTTTATTACGAATTATAAACAAATCTTTGGTGCTGGTATTGTAGTTCCACCAACAAAACAAATTATCACAGGTTAAATTGAGTAACTTTTATACGAATGTTCAAAGCTTTGGAAGTAACATACTCTACCGAGGCATTCAAAATGGTAAATCAATAAAAGAAAGAATCGAGTATTCTCCATCTTTGTTTTTACCATCCAACAAAATCACCAACTTTACAAATTTGGATGGTGATTATCTTCAGCAGAAAAAATTCAATAATACAAAAGAAGCAAGAGATTATATCAAACAATTTGATGGTGTTTCTGGTGCATCTAAAATTTATGGCCAAACTCGTTTTGAGTATGCTTTTATCGCTGAACAACATCATGGTATGGTTGACTATGACTTTGAAAAGATTAATATTGGCATCATCGATATTGAGGTTGGCTCAGAAAATGGATTTCCTGATCCGTATGAAGCGAATGAACCTATCACAGCAATTGCTATTAAGAAACCTGGTCGTAACCAAAATGCTTGGGTATTTGGTTGTGGTGACTTTGATTCTAAAGGCCATGGCGCAGTTTATGTTAAATGTAAAGATGAATACACTCTTTGTAAGCAATTCTTAGAACATTGGGTTAAGTTTACACCAGATATTGTAACTGGTTGGAACACTAAATTTTTTGATATACCATATCTTGTTAATCGTTTTAAAAAGATTCTTGGTGAAAAAGAAATGCAGAAATTGTCGCCATGGAATCGTATTACGGAACGAACAACTGTAATCAATGGCCGACAAATGACGGCATATGGTTTTCTTGGTGTTGAACAACTAGACTATATTGAACTATACAAATGGTACGCACCTGGCGGCAAATCGCAAGAATCGTATCGTTTGGATAATATTGCTCAAGTTGAACTCGGTGAAGGTAAAATCTCTTATGATGAATATGATAATCTACATCAACTCTATCGTTTAGACTTTCAAAAGTTTATCGAGTATAATATTAAAGACGTTGAACTGATTGAAAAACTGGAAGATAAATTAAAGTTACTTGAATTGGCAGTAACTCTGGCGTATGATACCAAAACAAATTTTGAAGATGTGTTTGCTCAAACTCGTATGTGGGATTCATTGACCTATTCTTATTTGTATGAGAAAGGCATCATTGTTCCACCAAGAGAAGTTAAAGAAAAAGATTCTGCTTTTGAAGGTGCATATGTAAAAGATCCACAAGTTGGATTACACAATTGGGTGGCATCATTCGATTTGAACTCTTTGTATCCACACTTGATGATGCAGTATAATATCAGTCCCGAAACTTTGATTGAACCAGAAAACTACACACAAGAAATGCGTGATATACTTTCACAAGGTGTTTCGGTGGACAAACTGTTGAGTAAATCGGTAGACCTTTCTAAACTGCAAAATGCCACAATTACACCAAACGGACAATTTTTTAGAACTGACATGCAAGGTTTCTTACCAAAGATGATGGAAGAAATGTATGAGGACCGTAAGAAGTTTAAGAAGTTGATGTTACAGGCAAAACAGGAATATGAAAATGAACCAGATGAATCAAAAAAATATGAAATCGAAAAACGAATTGCCAAATATAATAATATCCAGTTGGCAAAAAAAGTTTCCCTCAATTCTGCTTATGGTGCTCTTGGCAGCCAGTATTTTCGTTTTTATGACTTACGAATGGCCCTTGGTGTTACTACTGCTGGACAGTTGAGTATTCGTTGGATAGAAAATAAAATCAACGAATGGATGAATAAATTATTAAAAACTGAGAATGATTATGTTATTGCGAGTGATACTGATTCCATTTATCTTAACCTTGGTCCTCTTGTTGAGAGTATCGTTAAAACACAGACTGAAACTTCTAAAGTTATTACCATCATGGATAGAATCTGTGAAGATAAAATTCAACCATATATTGATAGAAGTTACCAAGAATTGGCTTCGTATGTTAACGCATATCAGC